CTCTAGAACGTAATGGGAACGCAAAACCGATAAATAAATTCCCCCCCCTATTAAATAACCCGTTGACAAGCCGACTTGATAGGGATTAGGGTTTTGATACCAACCAACACGAAATAGGAAACACGAACATGACCACCAAATTCCAACAAGCCGCCATCGATCAGATCGACGCACTGGGCGGTATCGTTAAATCTAGTGCCTGGACAACCGGCTCCGGCCGGCACGCAAAAGGCCGCGCTATCCCCCCCGGTTTCGCCAAATTCTACCGTGAGCGCTTTGACACTCATACCCTCCAAGTAAAAGCCTATTTCGTTGCTAACCGCCGTGTCTCGGTCGTGATTGCCCGCTCGCCTCTCCAAGAATGGGTTCACGCGACCCTCGATAACGCCCTCGACGCCTCAAACAAGGGGGCATCGAAATGACCGCCACCTTCACCCGCCCCCGCCTCACCCGCTCCGAATTTCACGATCTCCAATGCCGCGACCGCCTCACGCCCGCCGAGCGCGTCTTGCTCGCCCGCGCCGAGATCGTTGACGACGCCCCGGCGCGGGTAGACGAGAACGCCGCCTCGCTTGCGACGATGGCCGGGTTCCTCGGCGCGATCGGGGGTGCCCAATGACCCCCTCGCCCTCCTTTTACTCGCTGACGGTCGCCGCCTTGTATATGGCCCTCCGGGCGCCCCAGGATCGCCTCGCAGACGCGATTGACCTCGCCGACGGGTTTTCCTGCCACCTCGACCGCGAGGCGGTTGAGCGGGCAAAACAGCGGGCGTTAGAGATGTTCGTTGACGATGCCGAGGGCGGGGTGCGCCGGATCGAGGATATCCTACGCTTCGGGAGGGAACCGGCATGACGATCTTGTTGCCGGTGCTGGCCGTGTTATTTGTGATCGGCGTCGTCGCGACCGCGATTTGGGCAATTCGGACGCTCGATGATGACCATAAATAGGTCGGATTGGCTTAACTTCGGCGAGGTTCCGAACCTGGACCCCGACGCCGACGAGGTGTTGGAACAATTGGGGCGCGCCGTCAGCCTTCACCCCGACCCTGTCGTGCTTTCGAAGATATTGCTCAAAATCCTGAAAGAAGAGGCGGCGACCGACGCGCGGCACGCCGCAAAGGCGGCGGCGAAGGCGGCGTTGGAAGCGGCGAAAAAAGCAGCGATAACCGAGGAAAACCGCCGGCTTTGGAACGAATACCATAATATAGAGGCGTCAAAATGAAAACAGCACGGGAATCGATTTCATGTTCGTACTGGAAAAACAGCCGCGCACTTCTGCACCCGGCGGGTCAGGGGGGATTAAACGCACGGGAATGCCTCGCTTTGATCGCGGCGCTCGACGACGCGCGGCTCGCGACGGCGGCTCAAAAGACGCTCGATATTTGGGACGAGATAAAGTGAGAGCGGGCCTTCTCGTTGCGCTGGCCGGGTTAGGGATCGCGATGATCGCGTTCCCCTACCGCGAGCCGTCACCGTCGCCGAGCGCGTACACCGGCCCGGCGACGTTCCTGTTGACGATCCGCTATACCTCAATCGTTCACGAGTATGGCGATTGGAAATCGTGTTCGATCGCGGCCTCGTTTGTCGAGGCCAACCCGGCAGCGGTGCCGGACGGGATGGTCCGCGACGTGACCTGCGAGGAGGTTCAATGACTACCCCGCGCAAACACCAACGGTTTTGCGGGCAATGCGGGATCAGCATCGCCGACCGGCAAGCGATCGCGCAATATTGCTCGACGAAATGCCGCAAGGCCCACGCGCGCAAACCGTATCATGACGCAAGGCCGCGCCAGGAACCCGGCCCCGTATTAACGAGATCGTGCCTGATTTGCGGTAATAAATTTAATTCAGAGGGGGCCGGTAACCGGGTGTGCGATACGTGCAAAACGACAACGGCTTGGCGCAGCAATGCTTTTTGAGGGAGAAACGGAAAAATGGTGATGAAACAAGGTACGCCAGAATGGTTTGAAGAACGGCTCGGCAAGGCGACGGCTAGCCGCGTTGCGGATATCTGCGCGAAGACGAAATCGGGACCGAGTGCAAGCCGGGGCAACTATTTGCTCGAGTTGGTCACCGAGCGCCTCTCGGGCGAGCCGACGCCGTTCTTTGCGAACGCGGCGATGCAATGGGGGACGGAGCAGGAGCCGTTCGCCCGCGAGGCTTACGAGGTTACGCGCGAGGTGTTTGTTGAAGAGGTCGGGTTTATCGCCCACCCGCTCATGAAGATGGCCGGCGCATCTCCGGACGGCTTCGTTGGAGAACACGGCCTGGTCGAGATAAAGGCTCCTAACAGCTTGACCCACGTGGCGACGTTGCGCGCGAACGAAGTGCCAGCGAAGTATTTGCCGCAGATTTATTTTCAAATGGCGTGTACGGGTCGGGCTTGGTGCGACTTCGTTTCCTACGATCCGCGATTGCCGGCGAACTGCCAGCTATTTGTAAAACGGGTTGAGGCCGACAACGAGCGCATCGACGAGATCGAGGATGCGGTCGAGGCGTTCCTTGCCGAAGTCGCGGCGACGGAAGCGGAATTGAGGGGGCGGAAATGATGAAATACAGGACGAAAGATGAGATCGAGCTTGTAGCGGCTCAGTTCATGGCGGCGCTATTAGTAAATACCGGGAGAGAAGGATATGACGTGGGGGTGGCAAGACGAGCTATTAACTGCGCTTTCTTATTTTTTACAGAAATGGATAAAGTCGGGAACAAAGCGGTGCCTTCAATTCCCGAAAAGGATGAAGTCGAAGTAAGGGGAACTCCCCGCGAAGAAAGAAAAACGCGATGAAGGCCGAAGAAATTCTCCGCACGGCTGCGGATTTGGTATCCGGGCCGCGAGCCGAGCAGCATGGCGACGTAATGGAAGTATTTGGTACGGCAACGTCTTTATTTCACCGCGCAAGCGGAGAGGTGTTAGATGAGTGGGACGGTATTATGTTTATGGTATGCCTAAAGATCGCCCGAATAAAACACGGCACTTTTAACGTCGATGACTATATCGACGCTTGCGGATATCTAGCCCTCGCCGGCCAAGTATATCCACAAGTGGCCGATTTAGATAAGGGCGAACCCGATGAAGGTTAGCACCGGCAAAGCGGCGATGGCGTTGATCGAAGGCGCCCGCCGCGCAACGGGGAAGTCGCAGCGTCAAGTATCGCTTGACGCCGGGTACTCCCACGCGACCTATAACTTTGCGCTCAAAAATCACGGCAAGGTCTTGGTCGATACGATCGCGGCGTTTGGTCGCGTCGTTGGGATCGATATAGAGATGGTGAGAAGTAAATGAGCGCGAATCCGTCAGATTGGCCTAGAGGTAAATATGGGGTTATCTACGCTGACCCGCCGTGGCGCTTCGAGACGTGGAACAAGCAAACCACTGTACAGGCGCGCGGGTCTAAATCGACCTACACAAGCGCGTCGGTGCATTACCATACCATGACCGCCGCCGAACTAGACGCCCTTCCGATAGCGGATCTTGCCGCTGAAAATTGCTGCCTGTTCATGTGGGCTTGCTGGCCTCTGTTGCCTCAAGCGATGGCGTTAATCGAGGCGTGGGGCTTTACCTACAAGACGTGCGGCTTTGACTGGATGAAGGCCAACGCGCGACAGGTCGAAATGTTCCGCGATGACATCGACGCGCGAATGGGCATGGGATACTGGACGCGCGCCAATACCGAGCCGTGCCTGCTTGCGACCAGGGGCAAACCGAAGCGCACTCATGCCGATGTGCGCCAAGGCATCATCGAACCGCGCCGGGAACACTCACGCAAGCCAGATTGCGTTTACGACCGCATAGAGCGCCTTGTTGACGGGCCATACCTTGAACTGTTCGCACGGACTCAACATCCCGGTTGGACGGCATGGGGAAACCAAACCGACAAATTTGGAAGTGAAGCATGAAAATCCTTAGAGCCGTATCCCAGATAATGTTCTTATCATACCCCCCGCTCCCGAGGTTTCCACTGAGTCCTACAGCCACGGTTTTAGAACGAGCATCATATATGGGTTTGGCTGGTACGTTAGATCAGCGATGGATGTTGCGCGACGAAGAACAGGAAAAGAGGAACGAAGATCGCAGGAGGGATTGGGAAGCACGGTTTTTAATTCTTGGGCCGTGGTCATGACCCAATCTTTTCGCGAATATTCGCTCCAATTATCAAAGGTGAAGCATGAAAATTCTCGGAATTGATCCCGGCGCAAGTGGCGCGTTCGCGTTCTTTGATACCGTCGCCGGCACGCTTGAGCTTCTCGATATGCCGACGGTCCAAGTTCTTCGGAACGGCAAGAAGCGCAACGAGATATCCGAGCAAATGATCGCCGCCGTTTTAGGCGCGCGGCCCCCGGTTGTCGCGGTGATCGAGCGCGTCTACGCGCGACCGGGCCAAGGTGTCACGTCGATGTTTTCTTTCGGGCTTGCCGTCGGCCTAGTTCGCGGCGTATTAGCGGGACAGGGAATTCCGATTGAGTTCGTAACGCCGCAGACCTGGCAAAAGGCGCTCGGCGTTCGAGACGGGAAAGACGGATCAAGACAACGGGCGTGCGAATTGTTCCCGGCTTACGCTTCGGCGTTCTCGCGGGTTAAAGACAACGGACGCTCGGACGCGGCTTTGATTGCAATGTGGAGGGCAACGCAATGATCGAGATAATCGGCGGCGCGATATTGTTTATCGTGTTATCCGCGATCCAATTCTCATAACCAATCCCTAGCATGTCGGGAAGATATGCCCGCCGCCGACCGGATGTTGGCTCTTAGAAAGTAGGAAAACGAAAATGGTAATGTCATTTCCAAATAGCGGGAACAACGGTCGGCCCTGGGCGCGTCTCGATGCGCGCACCGGGATCATGTTTTTGTCGAGCGCCGACGGCGAGAAAACGCCGTGCGATTTGAAGGGCAAGGTCTTGGCCCTTGATATCGCGAACGCAACGCAAGGCTGGCTTGCGGTGACGGCGGCGGGCGCGGCTTGGACGCCGATCGAGGATGGCGTTTGGGAATCGGCCCCGAGCGAGGATCACAAACCCGGCGTCGATATCGATATCTGGTGCAAGGATTTCGGCGACGTGAAGCTGCGAACCTCGCGCGGCAATTCGCGGGGCTGGAACGGGTTTATCCAAGCGGTTGCCGAGAAGGCGGGCGAAACCGGCGGCGATGCGTGGCCGACGATCAAGATCACGGCCGTGAAGGTCGTGAAAGTTGGTCAGGGTTCCTCGATCGACGTGGAGTTCTTGATGGCGCCCCCCGAGAAGTGGATTAAGGATACGGCGATCCGCGCCGACGAACCGGAGGCGGCGCCGGCGGCTAAACCTAAACCGGCACCGGCCAAGATCGCTGATCTGGACGACGACGAGTTTTAATCTGAAAATCCCCGGCGGCGAGGGCGGGAAAGCCTGAGCCGCCGGGTAGTGAGGGAGGGCGCGGGGGGAGAATCCGCGCATAGGAAATTTGACCGATTTCGGACAAGACAACAACGAGATAAGGCTGGCATTTGTCGCCGGCGGTCGGACGGATGTAACTCTCGTCCCGAAGACGATGACGCTGGCGGCTTTCGCGGCGCGGCTATCGAAACCAAAAGTCGGAGCGAAAGACGGATCGTACTATATCCGGGGCGGCGATCTGGTCGAGCGCAAACGCGCCGACGAGAATCTAAAATCCGCCGAATTGATTATCCTCGACGGCGACAGCCGGGTCGATCCCGAAACCGGCGAGATCATAGCCGGCGCCCCGCCGCTCCAAGACGTGACCGAGATCCTCGACAAGTTGGGCGTCTGCTACATCGCCCACACCTCGCACTCCTACCGGGCCGAGGAACATTTTTGGAAATACCGGGTCATTATCCCGGCTCCGGTTGCAACCCCGGAAATCCTTTCCGATTGCGTCGAGTATTTCATTGATACGCTCAACGATTGCGGGGTTTGGCTCAACGACGTCGCCGAAAACCGGCGATGGTCCCAGCCCTGGTATTTGCCAAGGGTGGCGACGGAAGCCGATTTAGCGGCCTTCCGCTGCGTTTTCAATTTTGACGCCGGGATATTCGACCCAGCCCGCGCAACAGCTTGGGTGGCCCGGAAACGGGCCGAGGATGCCGCTTTCGAGGCGGTTCGGGCAACGGCCCCCGCCCCCCGGAATACGGTGCCGGAAGGCCCGTCGATCATCGAGGGGTTTAACAAGTCGCACGGCCTCTCTTGGGTTCGCCAAGAACTTGAGAACCAGGGGTATCGGTTCTCGCATTTCTCGGCCGCGAAGGGAACGTATCGCTATGTGGCGCCGTCGTCCGAAACCGGCGAGGCCGGCGTCGTCGTATTTATGGGCGCCCAAGGCGACTGGTGTACCTATTCCCATCACGGCTCGCATGACCCGCTTTCCGGGCGCCTGACGGACCCCGTCGGGATGTTCGCGGCGTTCCACCACGGCAACGATCTTAAGGCCGCGGTGCGTTATATCGGGCGCGAGCAAGCGGGCGAGGATTTGGTTATTCCGATCCGGCCGACCTTGAAATCGGGAACGGGCGAATATGCCGATTTTGAGATACCGGAACCGGACGGGAAACCGGACGGCCCGCCGCGCCCCCTCGACGGGTTCGGCAACCCGAAGATCCCGTTTATATGGGCTAAAGATTTGCCCGAGATCGACGCCAAATATATTATCGATGGCCTTCTGCCGGCGGCGGGGATCTCGATGATTTACGGAATTCCAGGATCCTATAAATCGTTTGTCGCGCTCTATTTTGCGGCGATGATCGCGTCGGGGCGCCCGGTGCTCGACAATCGAGCAGTTGATTCCGGTGACGTGATCTATGTTGTCGGCGAGGGCGAGTCCGGTCAGCGTGCGCGGTGGGTCACGTTGCGCGAAGCCTACGGCCTCGACCCCGGCTTGCGGATTGGGTTCGTGCCGACCGCGCTGAACCTGACGAAAGACGACACCGATACCGTCGAACTGGTCCACGAGATTCGCCGGCAATGCCCCGATCGAGCGCCGAAGCTGGTCATTATTGATACGCTCAACACAATGTTCGGAGGCGGTGACGAAAACAGCGCAGCAGACATGGGGACGTTTTTGAAACATTGCAAAGCGATCCACCAGAACCTCAACCTGGAGGGCGAGAAATATACCGCCGTGTTGGTCGTCCATCATGGCGGCAAAGACGCCGAGCGCGGAGCGCGGGGATCGTCGGCTCTGCTTGCCGGTATCGATGCTTCAATCGAAGTGTCGAACGATACGCCGGCCGGGTCGTTCGATCGACGTGGGCATATTTACGTCCACAAGATGAAAGACGGGCCGTCGAAGTTCCCCGTCGATTTCCTGGTCAAAGGATACGATTTGCCGACGACGAAATTGACCAACCCGGCGGCACCTTATTCTCTTTACGTTACGCCGGTGACGGAGGCCGATCGGAATAACGCGAAGGCGAAAGCCGTCGAGAATAATCGGGAATACCGGATGCTCGTGCAATATCTAAACGGCGATCGATCTTGCGAGCGCGAGGCGTTCCTGCCGACGTTCAAGGCTGACTATATCTCGCGGAAAGGCGCCGACGAGTTTCCTACCCCGAAAGAGGTGCGGTCGAACATGAACGCGGCCTTGAAGCGATTAAAGGATTACGGGTTAATATTGTTAACAACGACAACGATTACGATATTATGATTTCTGAGCGCCGCGTCGGTAGTCGCGCTACCGCCTCTTGCCGGGTTGCTTCCCGCCCGTTGACGGAGTTTCCCACGATCGGAACCAACCGATCGGCGCTCACCATTATTTCCCGGTCTGGCCCGCATCGATTTAATCCTATAGGGTGAGAAGATGACGCAGAAAATGAAATGGATTTCCATCTGTCGCGATCTTGCGGCAAAACAAGAATGGTCTAGGCTGAATACGGCCGTTCAAGACCTGATCAGCATTCGCCGTGACTATCGGAATGCGGCTAAGATACGGCTTCGTCGAATGCGCGCTACTTCGACACGCCTTTAAGTTTTTCGTAGGTTCTCATCCCGCCCAAGCCGAGCATACCGAGCAACACGGTCATCAACGTGTTCATATCGAAATTGAGATCGATTGGCTTGTGACCGCCGACCACAAGCCAGAAATTGCAGAACGGCATCAGCACGAAATTCCAAGCGAAAGACGCGCCGCACGTCCACCCGACGAACGGACGCCAGCCCGAAACAAACACGTTTTCATTCCCGGCTTCGGATTGGTTTATTGCCGCTTGTTGGCCGTCCCACTGCATAAGCGACGCGCGCAGTTCGCTTTCCGCCTTCGCCTTGGCGGCTGGGTCGGGAATAAATTTGTCGAGAACCTTAAGCCCGGCCGCGATTGCGTCATCAACTCCGAACATGGCTACCCCTTCGGATCATACTCAATGTGAAGATGGGTATTTTCAACGACAACGTCGTACCCCTTGCCGAGCGCGGCCCGGAGCGCCAACGCAACGCCGGCGACCTTCTCGGCCGGGATATGGCGCGTTCGGATATCCGCCGCCAGGCCGACATAATGGAGGCTATGGGCGCTATGGGTGCCGTCGCAGATCGAGGTCACGGTATATTCGCCGGTGTTTTCCATCACCGGCTCGATCGCCGAAAGAGCAAAGAGGATTGGCCCGCGAGCGCCGTCAAACTTTACGCCATCCTTCGCGCGCATTACGGCTTGGTCGAAATTATATTGGTGAGAAAACTCGACACCGCCCCCGTTGCGGCCGAGATGGCGAGCAGAACACCAAGGATGCGGTTTTTGTTTGCGCGGTAGTCGGCGAGCGTCGGGTAAACGTCGCGGTCCAGGCTCGCCCTAATCGCCATTTGATCCGACTTCGCCTGCTCGATGGATAATCTTATTGTCGCGATCTCGGATCGCTGCAAGGACAGGCACCCCTCGATGCGTTCAAGCGTTGCGAAGATCGCGGTGCGTTGACGCGCCCCTTCGTTTTGGTCAGCGCGCATCTCCCCTAGCAACATCAAAATTGAGGGGGTTGTTTCCATCAGGGAAGCGGGCCGGAAACCGCATAACTTGACCCGGCGGGGGATTCCGTGACGACTTCGGTGCCAGCGATAACAGGCGTGCCTTTTAGCCCCTCGTTAATCGGGCCGTAGCAATTTGCCAATTGAACGCCGTTCACGATTGTTGTCTTGGTGCAACTGAAACTGAACATATTGCTCATCCCGGCGGTGCCTTCGCCCGTCAGGAACGTGCGAAATTCCGCTTTCACCGGAGCCCAATCGGGTGCCTGCGGAAAATGCTGGCGCGGCGAGAACAGCGACCAGACTTGGTTCTTGCCCGGCGCGCGACAGTCGCCCTTCATGTTTCCGCCGGCTACGTCCGCAACCGCAACGCCGCGCAGAACGGGACAAACGGCGACGGCTTCGGGAAACGGGACTTTACCGTTCGCCGTGTTGACCTCGATGTTCTTTCCGGTCGGGGTGGCCGAAGATGCCGCGCACAACGCAAACTCGCCGTTGCAAATTTTGTAATTTGACGCCATTGCGACGGTCGGCGCTACAATCAACGCCGCTGCTAAAGCCCATTTCATTTGTCGTTTCCTGTCGGCCATTGCATGACTTCGGATGCGAGGACCGTTGCCATTTCTTCGATTGTTGTCGCGCCGGCGATAGCTGCGATGGCCGCGTCCGCAGAGGCACGCACCGCGTCACGATATGCTTTAATCGCTGCCGGGACAGCAACCCTAATATCGGCTAGGCGAATGTAAGCCCAATCGGTCTGCGCCAGTATCTCTCCTTGCGTCGTTTCGACTTGAGAGATCAGCGCAAGTTTTACGCTTACAAGGTCACGCGGGGTGTTCGTGCGAACACCGTCGTTTACGACCGACAAATACAATCGGGCATCAGGAGCGGGTGTCTCAATAATTTCTTCAAGACCCGCCGCTGCTTTTTCTTCGGCGCTCCACAATCCCCATGTGCCAGGGTGGCTGGTCCCGAGTATATCTCGCCAAGGCTGACCAGTGCAAAGTGCTAGATTTGTAGGTTTATATATCCACATTTGATTATCACCATAAGACGTAGCGCGTGTTAAAATATGACTTTAGAGACACTAGATCAGCGCCGGTACACTCGGCGGAAAACAGGACGACCTCCGCAATATCCGCGTCCACGCAGTTGGTTCCGTCGTTTTCGCCGCCCATTTGAAATTGCGTTATGCCGGTCGTGCCGATGTTAGTTCCACTCACGGCGACATCATTATTCAACGCCTGCTTTGATGCCGCCCCGCTGAAGTAGCTGGCGACCAAGAAACGCACACCGAGAGTTGGGCTGACAGTATTCCCTGTGGCCGCGCCTGCGTTGTTTTTTACCTGCGGCGTTGTCCCTGATTGTTTAACTGCGTGTAAACCGCTGTCATTCGGCTCACCGACAACAAACGCGTCTGCGCTCGTCCAAGTTGCCGCGTTGGCGACAATAAAGATGTGGTTAGGTTGCGCGACCGTGAACGTCCGGTATAGGCACATACCGGAGCCTGAAAAGCGAACGGCGGGCTTGCTGTTGACGTTGCTCGACGCGACGTACAGCGGGCTTCCAACGGCGGTGTCGAGATGGCGACCATTACCGCTTAGATCGGTCAACGCCGAAATGATGTTGCTGCCGTCTTTCGTAACGCCGAACGCGGGGCACCACCGACCGGCTAGATTGGACAACCCGGCCGGGAACGTGTCCACGTCGCCTCCGGCCATAAACCCTAGAGCGCCGCCGAATACCGACATTAGGCGAACGCCGCCAGGAGGTTAGCCTCGATCTGGCACGCGATAGCGGTGTGGACGCCGCTCTGCGTGCCGCTCGTTGTAATCCTTGTCGCAGAAGCCGCGTTAGCGAGCGTCGTTGCAAGACTAAACGTGTTTGCGTTGATGTAAACTACCCAATATGTCGTACTTGCGGTCAGACCGGTCGGCAACGCGCCGGTCGTCGTGAGTTGCAGCGTGTTCCCGGTAACGAGGCCATGTGACGCCCAAGTCATAACGCCGGGCGTAGCAATCGTGACAGTAACAGCAGAGGTCCCATAATAGCTGACGTAATACGAAAGCGTGTCGCGAGCGAGCGCCGTCGTCGTTAGCGTAGGAGCCGTGCCGGCGGGGAAGTCCCACGCCCAAGCGTAACTCAACGTGCGCGATCCGGTACTGTCCTGCTGAATATCAATCTGCCCGGCCTGCCCCGCGATTGGGCCGGTTGGAATAGCAAGCGTCCGGTTCCCGCCGAGCTGCACTTTGTAGTTATTGCTCAACGAGAAGTCGGGAGTGATGGTCGCGCCATCCGTCAACAGAGACGGGGTAACTGCTTGCCCCTTCGTCCACGTCTGGTTGACGGCGAGGCCAGCAACAGTTTGAGAAGTCGCCGGAAACGCCATCGTCGTGCTATCGGTGCCAGCCAGCGTGAGGCTGGCCGATACAGAGAGGGTCTTTCCATCCGTGCCAGCCAAGGTCAACGAATTCGACGCGGTCAACGTCTTCCCGTCGGCGATCGTCAACGTCGAGCCGGTGGCCGGCGCCGTAAGCGCGACTTTATTCACGCTTGTCGCGGAGGCAACGCCGAGCGTCGGGGTAACGAGGGTCGGCGAGGTTGCGAGGACTTCGGAACCCGTACCCGTAACCGCGCTATGCCCCGTGTATTGGATATCCCAAGACGCCGCGGTGGTCCCGCTCGTCAGGATACAGGTTACGGTGACTTCGGCGAGCGCGACCATCGCGACGACCGCGTTGCCGCCCGACGAGTTCACGGTGACGACGCCCGAGGACATATTCACGATGCGGAACGATTGCCCGAGGACAAGGGTTGAGGTCACCGGCAGCACAACGGTTTGGGTCGTGACGCCCGTGAAGAATTGCTGTTGCGTTGACGATACCGTGAGCGTCGTCGTCCCCGCCGCCGTCGCGGTCGTCGTATAACCGGGGGTGCCGAACGCGGTAAACTGACCGTATGCCATCGCGTCGGTCGAAAGGGTTGCGTTCGCCAGGCCGGTGATCTTGTAGCCGCCCAACGGGATATTCGCGGTTGGCGTCGTTTGCCCGTCCTTCGTCAGCGCGGTCGATAAGCCGGTGGCGAGATCCGCCGTCAGCGCGTTAAACGCGGTTGACGAGATCGTCGTGCCGGTCACAACCGGTTGGCCGGCCGTCGAAATTAGGAACGTCCCGTTACCTTGATATGACATTACTTTAAATCTCCGATTTCCTGGCCGGCCAATATCTTCGCTAAAAGTTCGCGATTAAGACCGCCACCGGGGGCAATGTTGTTCCTTAGATACGCTTGCCCGGCTTGCGAGTTTGAGAGTGCCTGGATAAGGCGCGGCAGGCCATATGTCGCGCCGACACCGAGGGCCGTTGTCACCGGGTCCGCGCCCATAGCGAGCGCCCCAAGGCCGGTCCCGCCGACACCGCCTGTAAGGGCGCTCATCATCTTGGATCGTTGAGCCGTCCCGCTATCGGGGATCTTCGTGCTGGATAGGAACTGACCTACGCGGGCAACGTCGTTGAGGTCGCCGCGCCCGCGCGCGAAGCCCCGTTGGTCAGATTGCTTAACAGCGTTCTTCAGAGCGCCGAACGGGATATTTCCAGCCGCTGCGTCCGATGCCGGGGCTTTCGCCATCGCATCGTCAATCTGCAACAGGTTTCTGTAGGTGCGACGGGCCTCGGCCCAATCCTGGGCAACGTCCGGGGCAACGCTTCGGGTCATCGCGCCGTCGAGAGCATCGCTTAGACCACCGAGCGCCCTTTGCAAATCCGGGTTTGCCTTCGCGTTGCGCGCCGCCGTCCGTAAATTGGACGAAATGTTCTGGTAGGTCTGCCCGTCAACCGAAACGCCCGTCACGCCGGGCTGACGCCCCGCCGTCACCATTTGCGTAATGTCGTCCATGTAGGATTCGAAAACGGGGCGAACGTCGGTCGGCAACCTACGCCCGTATTCATGGGCGGCACGATTAACGGCTTGATCGAACCCGGCGTCGATATTGACTTGCGGTGTCCGGCGAATAACGTCGTCGAACTGCTGACCAATTGTCCGAAATGCCCCCTCGATCACATCCGGCGATGCGCGGTCGGCATTGACCCCGGCCGGGGCTAGGGCGGCACGATTGAACGCCGTCCGCTGCGCGTCATAAATCGCGCCCTGGCTGCGCCCGGTAAACGGCAACTGCATGAAGGATGATTCCATTGCCTGCAACGGCGTCGATCCGCTGGCCTGCCCTGCAGTAAGCCGGATGCCCATATTCTCGGCTAGGTTAGCAAGGCGCTGCTCCTCCGGGGCCAATTGACGGCCTACGGGCGTGATTGCGCGCCTTGCAGCCCCGGCACCAATCGGGACAGACAATGCCGCTGCTAGGCCCGCTAGATCGCTTCCTGACGCCTCGGAAACCGCCCCGCCTGTAGCGCCCGCGACGGTCTGCATAACCGGCTGTGAGGCCAATGCGCGGCCTAAGTTTGCCGCTGTGCCGCCGGCCTGCGCCGTGCGGGCCATAACAGCCCCCGGAACCATGAGGGAGGCAGCATCAGCAGCGCCGCGTCCAGCGCCATAAGCACCTCTTTCCATTGCGCCTGTTGGTCCAGCGGGACCAAAATCGCTAACAGCATTAAGAGGGGCAGATAGAGCCTTTCCAGCCTCATTAAATGCTTCCTTCGCATAATTGGTAATGCTTTTAGGTTGCCAAGCATATTCCCCCAAGCCCGTGGCCTTGAGGGTTGGCGATATTCCATAATCGACAATCGCGTCCGGGATTGCCCCGATTGTTTCCAGGGCGCTATCCGTGAACCCGCGTAAGGCAAATTCCGGCATGCGAAGGGGGTTGGTTCCCGTGGCCTTTTCCGGGGCTTCCGCCTGCGGTTGCGCGGCTTTTGGCAGCGATAAGATAGCGGCCGACATATCTTCCTGGGACATCCCGTCGGGGAAATTTAAGGCCCGCCCGTCGGGGAGATTAACGGTTGGCATTTGGCACCCAATTAAGCGAACCATCCGGCTGCGGGACGAATTCCCCGCCGGGAACGATCGTCTTTTCGAGTGTTATCTTCGGCGCCGTCAAACCGGTAATAACGTCTTCGGGATTGACGCCGCCGCGCTTCGCTATCTGGGTAAACTGAGACGCAATATCGTCGTATGCCGATTGATGAGATTGAGCGCGAGAACGTGCCTCGTTGAATAGCCTGGCCCGCGTTTCTGGCGTCAACCGCCCGCCGCCCAGGATATAATTGAACGTGCCTTGGAACTGTTCCGCCGGCGATCCTGATTTAATAGCCATCGCGGTTTCAGACTCGCGAACAACGGACGCCGGGTCCATTAGCTTGGCTATGCCATAAACGATATTCAAATCCGCCGCCGCGTTGTCGCGCTTCATCGCGTCTTGCATGGACGCGAAAATAGGCACGACTTCTTTGTAGTTCTTAACGGGCGACTGCCCGTTGAAATCATCACGTAACTTTCCAGCTGCCTCAGCCAGTTTTCCTGGGGCCTCTAGCGCCGCCTTAGCGATTGCTTCGGCTTTCTTATATGGTTGCTGTGCCGCTGCAACAGCCGCCGCCCTTGGGCCAGCCGCCGCAGTTTCCTGGGCGGAATTGAAGGTTGAAAGCGCCCGCTGCGCCGGGAGTGCCGCTTGTGATGTTGCCCCGGTTACAGCTGCGCCTTGTGCTGCGAGTGCCGGGGTAGTTGCCCCGATTTTGTCGGCCTCGATTGCCCCCATTGTCTGACCAAATCCCTGGATTGGCCGAACACCGGTGACATTCCCGCCCGGACCCATGACGGCTTCGCGGCCCTGCATAGCATTTGCATTCGCGAAGGCGCGGGCTTCGTCCGCCAATTTTTCCTTGCGAGCCATTTGCTGCATCGTGATCTGCGGCCCGAGCGATCGTGTAACGTCCGGGTTTCCGATGTTCTGCAACGCAGCCGCGATAGCTTCGTAACCCCCGGCAGGGCCAGCCTTGAACGGTGTCATGGATTGGTCAGCCCCCGGCATCATCTGGGGGGGCGGCGCCGGATCTTCGGCGGAACGCAAACCGGACGCGCCGGCTTGATATATTGGGGCATTACCTACCGCGCCAGGGCCGTCTGGGTTGACCCACGGCTTTGTATTTGCCGCGCCGAGGGCTTTGGCGAGGTCGGTGCCATAGCGTTCCTCGCGGGCTTCGGTTTTCTTCACTAGGTCGTCTTGACCCTTGAGCGCGCGGCCCTGCAAATAGCCCGCGATCCCGCCTTGCAAACCCTTCGCAAGTGCCCCGGCAGCGGACGGCGATGCCTCAACGCCCGCGTAGGAGAATTTCTGATCGGGCTGGAAAGCCTGCTGTTGCAAAATCTCGGCAAGCCGTTGCTGGCGCAAGAGCGCCTGTTGCTCGCGTGCGGCCGAATTGTCGATAAAGGTCTGTGCTACGTCAGCCATCACAATGCTCCGTAATCGACCATTTTGAAGCCATCGGCGCCCGTAATAACGGCTTCGGGACGGACCAATTCGACTTCATCGGCCATAACGCCAACCTGAGGGATATTGTCCCAAATATATTTGTAAGAATAGACGCCAATCCCGAGCGCGTGTTCGCCGATCCGTTTAATTTCACGTTTTAGACGGCGATCTGATGTCTTCAATCCGTAGGCTAACCCGCCCGCGCCCAAAGCCGACCCGCCCAACCCATACAGACCCGCCGTCTCCGCATTGGCCGCGCTTTGCTGGATGCCGTATTGCGTCATCGCGTTTTGCCCTTGGGCTTGCGTTGCCGCAAAGGTCGGCGCCGGCGCGACGTTCTGGCCGGTGTACTGTTGGAATTGAGGCAGCTGGATCTGCGAACCGCTCATCAGTCCGGTGATCTCGTTCAGCGGCTGCTGGCGCAACGCGAGTTGCCGCTGTAATTCCGCCTGTTGGGCCGCGTTGCCGAATTGCGCCGACTGTAGCCCTTGGTTCTGGACCTGGGCCTGCGCCGTATTGGCGAGATTGGCTTGCTGTTGCAATTCCCCGAAGCCCTGCGACCGCGCCGCCGTATCGAGGCCAATCCCTTGAAGAACGGCCTGGGATCGGGCGTCGTTCTCTTGGTAGCCCAAATTCCGCATATCGGCGTCGTAGGCCTCGCCGCCGGCAACTAGGCCCTGATTGCGGAGTTGGGTTTCCTTCATCGAACGCTGCTGCGCCAAGGCCGGCTGTAGCCGCGCCATGATCGCTTCTTGGCCCGTCGTACCGGCGTTGACCGGCATCCGGGCAAGCCCGGACATATCGTAGGACGACTGAACCGCACCCGGAGCCGACAAGCTCGTCTGTAATGGGCCCCCGGTTGGCGAAAATGCCTGCCCCATGACGTTTTGGGCGGTTGTCGTACCTTGGAGGCCGAGATCGGCCAAAGCCTTCTGTGTGGCCTGCTGGCTCTCCAGCGCGGCTTGTGCGTTCGGGTTAAGGGTTTGGGTGACGGTCGGCTGATCGCCCTCATACGAGATCTGTTGCGTCCCGTAGGGGCCGACGATATTGGGGTTGCTCAACCGGGCGGACGTGCGAGCCGCTTCGATGTTGGCCTGACCTTGAGCGACCGCAGCGCCGGTATAATCGGGCGCGGCCGGGGGGGCGGGGCTATCTTTGCTCATATTTCGGCTCCAAAAACCTGCAATTTGCTTTGTCCATGACGAGGAAAACCATATCCCCGTCCGGCCTTGCGTCTTTTATCCGGGCTTCCTCGACGAAGCCCATATTACCAACTAACCGCAGACTTTTTTCGTTGCTACTCGAAACCGGAACAATTATCTTTTTGGCCCCGATTTGCTTAAAAGGATAGTCGAAAATCGTCCACAAATACTTTTTCGTAAGCCGCCCCTCGATCGCGATATGGCACCAAATCGATACTTGGTTCCAGTTTTCGTAAATCACGCCCGCGATAATCTTGCCGTCTTTCTCGATCCCGATCGCCTGGCTCGCCGCCTCAAAGAATTGCCCATTTACTCGGGCTGCGACCCAATTGCCTACGACCGGACCCGTAACAATCAAATGCCACCCCAACCGAGTTGATACACGATATCCGTCGAGGCCCACTGGATCTGAACGCCCGACGACGACGATTTAAGGTTCACGGCGCCGCAATAGCCCTCGCCGGTAATCCCTTGCCAATTGTTCGTGATCGACAACCCGGAACCCCACAATGCCGTATCCCAAACCCCGGTATCCCAAAGCCCGAACGTGGTCGGCGAGAACGAGAGCGCGGCCGTGCGGTCGGAGGTATCGAAGTCGGTATTGATGCCGACAAATATACTCGGTTCGCCGTTCGTGAAAATAGACGGGCGACCGCGGGTGAATATCTTCTTCTGACCCCGCGCCTCGAAATAGTTAAACGCTTGGAGCGAGTTGGTTTGGATATCGGAACCGTTGTCGGTGAAGGTCGAGGTCCACGCTTTGCAGACTACACCGTTGCCGCCGAAATATGCCTGGTTTGAATGGATTTCCCAACAATTCGCGGCCCATCCGGTAAACCGGCACCAGGCCCGCGTAATGTTGTTCATAACGTATTGCACTTGCTGGCCCGTCGATACCGGCACGTTCACATACACCGCGTTGTTGCGGTTATCGACAACGACTTGCCAGCCGAAGGACGAGCCGTAATTCGCCGTCGCTTCCGCAAAGGCGCCCTGGATCGTATCGGATAACGCAATCCGAGGGTCTAGCTTGTCGCTCTGTAAAGCCGCGGCGAGCGGGACCAAGCCATAATACGAAATATAGAGAACGTCGCCGCCATATTTGACCGTGCAACGCTTCCCGACCGGGGTGCCGAGATACCAAACGCCGACGAGCGCCCAAGTCGAGGACGAGGACGGATCGGTACCGCGATAGATAATCACTTCGCCGATCGACGTGATGAACAATAGATTGTCGTCTATCCCGTAGCCGGCGTCGATCGTCCAAGTCGCCATCGCGACGAGATGCCCACCGTGCATCGCAACGGACGAGAGATCGAGGGCGTTTGCCGCGCCGCCGACGCTAGAGGTCGGGAGATACCAGGCCTTGAGCGTGTCTTTTTGAATGAACCAAAGCCGATTTTTGAACAGCGTCACCGTGTCGAGCGTCGTGGTCGTTACGCCGGTAATCGCGATTGGCGACGAGATTGCTGTAATCGTTGACCATGTTGTTCCATCGTATAAACGCGGGGCATCCACTCCGTTCACACAATAAATATAGCTGCCGCCAGAGGTCGTTATGTTCGTGTATTCCCATCGGGCGTTCGTCAGTCCGGTTTGGACGGCCGCGCCAACCGCGCCGGCGTTCGTCACGTCG